GATAGTGAAGGTCTACAAAGATCTACTAACGCACCAGCATCTCCTGTAATTACATCAAAACAAGTATTAACAGCAATATCAAAGGTCGTTCTAACGCTACCAGGTGCGGTTACATTGGCACAAGGAGATATTGTGAAGCAAGACACCACTAGTGCATTTGGTGTGGTTGAGAGTGCTGTTAGTGGTGGCACATCAGTTCCTCTAGTTGGTGTAGAAGGAACATTTAATACCTCAAATAATTTGAGGAGAGAGGGTCAGAGTGGTGCAGTCCAAAACTTGAGCACATCACCTGATGCTGTAACGAATACATATACTAACAAGCCACATTGGACTTCAACCCTTGACGGAGGAACTTTCTAAATGCAACAAAACAGTGAAGTAGATGTTAATGTATTAGTGAACTTATATCATTCAAAACTAGCAACAGCATTAAATCAAAACGTTCTTTTGGAGGCGAAACTCCAAACTCTAAAAAATGATTTTGAAAAAGAAAAAAATGAACTTTTAGAGCAACTCGCAAATCTCACGGATAATAATGGCGAAACCACAAAGTAGAGGACAACTTATAAATTTCGGTTTGCGTAAACTGGGTTATCCTGTATTGGAGATTAACCTTGATACTGACCAAATACATGATGCTCTTGATGATACTCTTCAGTTATATCAAGAACGTCATTATAATGGTATTGAGAGAATGTATCTCAAATATAAAATTACTCAAGAAGATTTAGATAGAGGAAGAGCAAAAGGAACAGACGGAGTAGGAATAGTTACTACAAGTGGTATATCAACCAATTCTGCAGGAGCAGTATCAAGTAACTTTTATGAGACATCTAATTTTATATCAGTACCAGAACACGTTCTTGGTGTTAATAAGATTTTTAAATTTGATACAAGTTCTATTTCAGGTGGAATGTTTAGTATAAAATATCAATTATTCTTAAATGACTTATATTATTTTAACTCTGTTGAATTACTACAGTTTGCAATGACAAAAAGATATTTGGAAGATATTGACTTTTTACTTACTACTGATAAACAAATAAGATTTAATCAGAGACAAGATAGATTATATTTAGATATTGATTGGGGAGCACAATCATTAGATACTTTTATTATAATAGATTGTTTTCGTGCACTAGATCCAGAGGAATATAAACAAGTTTATAATGACCCATTTGTAAAAAGATACTTTGTAGCATTAATGAAAAAACAATGGGGAATGAATTTAATAAAATTTAGGGGAACTAAATTACCTGGTGGAATTGAATTAAATGGTAGAGAAATTTATGACGATGGGGTTAGAGAGTTAGAGGAACTCAGGTCAAGAATGACACAAGACTATGAGACTCCTCCTCTTGACTTTATTGGGTGATGAATAATGGCATTAAATCCACACTTTTTACAGGGTTCAAGAGGTGAGCAAAGACTAATTCAGAGTTTAGTCAATGAGCATCTAAAAATTTATGGTGTTGATGTAACATTTATACCTAGAAAATTTGTAAATCAATCAACAATAATAGAAGAAGTTACCGCATCTAAATTTGATGATAACTTTTTGATTGAGGCATATGTAGAAAATTATGATGGATATGCAGGAGCTGGAGACGTATTAACAAAATTTGGTATGAGTTTAAGAGATGAAGTTACTCTTGTCATATCAAAGGAAAGATTTGAAGAATTTATCGCACCATTTATGGACGCTGATGATGATGTTGTATTATCATCTAGACCTCGTGAGGGTGATTTAGTTTTTTTCCCTTTAGGTCAAAGATTATTTGAAATTAAATTTGTAGAGCACGAAGAACCTTTTTACCAATTAGGAAGTAATTATGTTTATAAACTTAAGTGTGAACTCTTTGAATATGAGGATGAGGTCATCGACACATCAATTAATATAATTGATACTCAAGTTGCAGATGAAGGATATATTACAACCTTAAAATTAGTTGGTGTTGGAGTAACTGCAACTGCAAATCCAGTTTTAGGAACAGGATATATCCGTGAGGTATTTTTAAATAATGATGGTTCAGGATTTACGGGAACTCCTACAGTAGCGATTTCTACATCACCTACTGGTAACTTTGCGGATAATGCAACAGCAGTTGCATTCACAACATCAATAGCAAATGTAACATCGGTAGAAAAAATATTACTAACAAATGCAGGTGCTGGATATACAGAAGCACCAACGATTACAATTACAGGTGGAGGTGGAACTGGTGCAGCAGCGACTTGCTCAATCAATACTTCTTCTGCTGGTATTATAAGATTTATTATGACTGAGGAGGGAGTTGGGTATGGAACAGCACCAACTGTAACTGTTTCTAATCCAGCGTTAGGTATTGCTTCTGAAAGAGCAGTTGGTATCGCATCTCTTGGTTCCACATCTTCTGGATTTAATCAAGTCAACTCTATATTTGTTTCTAATCCTGGTGAAAACTATGATAATACTGCAACAGTAACGATAGCTGACCCAGAAACTATTAGTGGAATTGGAACCTACCAATTTAATGAGGTTATTCAAGGGATGCGTTCAGGAACTCAAGGAAGAGTTAAAAATTGGGATTACGATACAGGAATATTACAAGTTGGTAATGTTGGAATTGGAACAACAACCACAGGATTTTTTCCAGGCGAAGATATCAAAGGACTTACTTCTGGTGCATTATTCAGTGTTTCTGTGTTTGATGACGATGATACCACAGATAAATATAATGAAGGAGACATATTTGAATCAGAGGCAGATTTACTTATTGACTTCTCTGAATCTAATCCATTTGGTAGTTTCTAATGTTAGGTAATTATTTTTATCATCAAATTGTAAGAAAAACAGTAATCGCATTCGGCACACTGTTCAATGATATTCATGTGCGACACGATGATGGAGCAGGTAATGTGATATCAGACATTAAGGTTCCAATTGCATATGGTCCTAGACAAAAGTTTTTAGCAAGAATAACACAACAACCTGAATTGAATAAGGCAATTCAAATTACTTTACCAAGAATGTCTTTTGAGATAACAAATATATCTTATGACTCTTCAAGAAAAGCAGGAATTACACAAACATTCAAAGCAAAGGATGTTAATAATGACCAAATGAAGAAAGTGTTTATGCCAGTGCCATATAATCTTGGATTTGATTTAAATATTCTAGTTAAACAACAAGATGACGGATTACAAATATTAGAGCAGATATTACCCTTCTTTCAACCAGGTTTCAATATATCAATTGACCTAGTAAAGTCTATTGGTGAAAAGAGAGATATACCAATGGTTCTTCAAAATATTTCACAACAGGATGATTATGAAGGAGATTTTTCCACAAGAAGAGCATTAATATATACGCTATCATTTAGTGCAAAAACATTTTTCTTCAATCATATCGCTCAAACTCCAGAGGGACTTATCAAAAAAGTTCAATTGGATTACTATTCAGATACAAATACAAGAACTGCAAAAAGAGAGCAAAGATACACTGTTGTACCTAAACCAAAACAAGATTATAACGATGATGGTGTTATAGATACTGATGATACACCATTTATTGAACCAGGTGATGATTTTGGATTTACAGAAACAAGCACATTCTTTGGAGATGGTAAAGAGTTTGCACCAAATAGAGGGGTAGACATCTAATGGCAAAAGGTTACGATTCATTGAATGATACTTTCAACACTGATGGTAGTGTTGAGGTTGATGCAATTGTGAAAGCAGATGAAGTAACCAAGGTTGATGAAGTTAAAAAAGATTATGACTATACAAGAGGTAATTTATATTCACTTATAGAAAAAGGACAAGAGGCAATAAATGGTATTATGGAAGTTGCAGGAGAAACTGCAAGTCCAAGAGCATATGAAGTTGCAGGACAACTTATCAAATCAGTTGCAGATACTACAGATAAACTAGCAGATTTACATAAAAAAGTTAAAGATATAGAAGAAGATAATCCTAAAAAACAAAGCACTGTTACGAACAACGCACTCTTTGTAGGTTCTAC